TGCATACCTATAGACAGGGTTGTATGTGTTGTGATTAAAGTTGTCGTTGCTGCGTGTCCAATGCGCAGCGTTGACGAGGTTGGCTGAAGGACATGACACGCTCTCAAGGCAGTCCACGATAGCGAGATAGTTCTTCAGGATTGGCAAGCAGGAGACTTTCTCTCCGTACTTGTGGTGATAGCCCCTGTGTTGCATGGGCGTGATGTTGATAGCTGTTGTGCCCCTGCTGAGTTTGCGCGCCAGTTCCCACTGGTCAGACAACACAACCGTGCGTGAGCAACGCCGAGCCAGTGCCTCAATGTCGTGCAGATAGTGGGCGTATGGTTGCACTGGTGCTTCCGCATACGCTTTGTCGCCGCCTCGTATGAACACCAGACCAGAGCGTGACACGTTAAACAGGTCGCCCTTGTAATAGCGTCTGATGTCCTTCTCGATCTCCTTGTACTTGGCTTCCTTGAACTGATAGAACTGGCGCAGGTACACCTCGCCGCCCTTGAAAATAAAGTCACGCATGGACTCGAAGTGCACGGCTTGCGCGTTGTTGGGTAGCTTGTCAAGCAGGTTAAAGCCGAACGTATTGCGGAAGATGTCACCGAACGCTTCCTCGTAGCCCCACCAGTTGTATGTGTTGTCAATCACCAGCGCCTTGTTCGACAAGCGCGCAACGTATGACGCCACGATGATGTTCTCGATGATGGAGAAAAAGCCAGAGTCGCGTGGCTGGTAGACCATCGTGCCAGTGGGTATGAACGAAGGCAATAGGTCGTTGTTGTCGTTGAATCCGAGGTAAAAGAAGTATTGCTCGTCGGAGAGGTTGTAGAACGCGCAAGCGCGCTCCATGCCGAGACACGCAACGATCTCTTGCGCGTAGAAAATATTGGGCGGGAGAGTTTGAGGCAGGCGGGTCTGAAGGTCAGCCCATGAGAGCTGACCCCAGAAGAATTGACGAGCAGCGATAGCTGCCATGCGAGCAGCATCGCCGTCAGGTGCAGAGTATTTGTGGAATTGAATCATCAGTTACCAAAGAGCACGCCCATGTGTTTCAGGCGTTGGGTTAGGTTTAACTACGCGCGGCTGAATGACGAGCGTCCAGCCATCCTGCAAGAACCGCTGCGCTGATTCTTTATCCCAGAACTTGCGCAGCAGCTTGCCATCCTCGTCGATGACGAGATACCTCATATACGAAGCATCAGGCCGAAGAACTTCGACAGTAACGATTGATGCGCTTGCCGATGCTCAAGCAACAAGCTCTGCGCGAAGCGCTCTTCTGGCGTGTGATCTTCTTCCTTGAACTTCGGGATGTAGAACCGTCCGATCTTGGGCGGTTCTTCCTTGATGAATTTTCCGTCTTTAAGCATTAGATACCCCACTTGTCTTTATCGAAGTCCTCGTCCTCGATGTAGTACATGGACACGCGGTCGCGCCGCTTGGCTTGAATGTCCTCGGCCTTACGGCGAGCCGCAACCTTTTCCGCTTTCGCTTTTGCTGCCTCAAGAGGCGTGTAGATGGGTTTGACAGGCACGGCAGGCTTCTTTGCCTCCAGCACCGACTCAAGTGTCGAGAACCGCACACCGCAGGTGAAGCACTTGCGACGACGCAGAACGCCGCCGCTTTCATGCTTCATTGTGGTTGTCACATAAGTCTGCCCACCGCACTTGCATTTCATCTATAGCCTCTTAATCATCAGGCGGCATCAGGAACGCGCCCTCGGTCTGGCGGTTGTGGCCGCCGCTGTTACTGGGCGCAAGCAGGCTGTTCTTCTCCATCCCGGCAGGCAAGCGCCAGACCTCAAGCATGGTCTTGTCTGCGTTCATCACGCAGCTTGCTGCGCCCTTGCCCCACATCTTTGATGAGTGGGCAGAGATCGCCCCTTGCAGGGCGTGGGCATCGAAGTCACCCACTGGAATCTGCACCAGATCGTCAGGCTGCAAGTCCTTGATGAAAGGCAGGTAGTAAGTGACCAGCGTGCCGTAAGGCAGCTTGCTCTGGCGGGTACGCTGGCGTTGGGGCTTGAGTGCCTTGGTTAAGTCAATCGTGCCTTCCGTGATGCCGTACTTCTCGGAGTGAATGGCAAAGTCCACACCGGACTTGGCGTGGATTAACTTGAGCGTATGTATAGCACGGTCAAGCATGGATTGGACGGTCAGAGGTAAATCTGCAACGGTAAGGGTCTTGGGCTTTTTAGCCATGACGTTCTCCTGTGGTTGGTGTGTGAATAATACAGATGTGGTACTGCATGTCAAGCTTTCGACAATAGATTTAATAAATCTATTGATCTTTGCCACGCCTCACGGCGTACATCAGACTTCTTGCGTAACGCGTCAACCTCCATGTCACTGAATTTCTCCAGCCCATCGAGTATCTTGATTAACGTGTCATTCTTGAAGGCTGCGTTGTTGAACGCGCGGAACAGCCTCACCTCGTTGGTCAAGCCGGTCAACGTGCTCTGATACAAGCGTCCACGCTTGCTTTCCTCGCCTGCGTACTCGGACTTTAACGCCTCGTTCAAGTCGTCCAGCACCAGCCCTAGCCTGTGGCAAACATCGGTGTACATGATGTTGGTTCTGCGCCTCAGTTCATCCTTTGTGGCCTCGAACAGATCAGGCTGGCTTGTGTACGGCTTGCGGTCTGGGTACGGCAGGTAATGTACAGCTACGCTACAGAATTCTGACAGGTTATCCTGAAACCTGTCCACGCCTTCTGCAAACTCAGACCATAGCTCGATTGGCAGTACGCGCAGGCCATCGCTGCCCCACATCATCGTGTGACGGTAGACGTAGCCACGGAACAGCGCGCTTTTGGCGTTGGCTACCTTTGCGTTGGGTGCTTTGCGGTCGTAGCTGACTTTGGTTTCGACTAAGATCATTCTCTGCTCCTGATGCGTGATGCTGCGTGTTGGATGGTCAGACATAGCTCGCGCACTTGCTCATACGTTGGCTCGCCATGCAGGTTTTCTACTATGTGGTTGGCGTGCAGGATGGCTCGCGTGAGTTCTCCGTGCGTCACAAGAGCAGACACAATGCTGTTTAACTGATACTCCAGTTGCTGCACCATGCTGATCAAGTCCTCCTTACTCAGTTCCTGTAGTTCGCTCATTGCTATCCTCCGTTGGGTCTACGCGGAACCGGATGGTGTCCACGTTAAAGTTGTCAAGGTCACGCTGCGAGATAGCATCAAGCCCTGCGTGTATAGCGTCCTCAACCGTGTCGGCAAATACGTTCAAGGTTTTGTCAAAGTCAGCTTTGCCCTTGATGCGTACGGTGTATTCTTGTTTTACTTTCCTGTTCATACTTCCTCCTAAAAGAATAAAAGCCGCCAGAACGGCGGCACAAATGCAAGCGCAAGATACGCAAGCGCAGCACCAGTCATCATCAAAACCATGACCGCGACCACGACTACGCAAACGTCACGCAACAAATTTTCATCGTGCATAAAGCCTCCAAAAAGAGAATGACACCCGTCAAAAGAGAGGCTAGTGCCTCGCCTTCTCAATGGCGTCAAAGGTAGCAACAACCGCGGTTGCGGTCTGTCGTGCGTAGTCAACCTCACTGATGACTTGGCTATACACTTCAGCCAGCTTGATGTGGTCAATCCCATCTTCCAACGCTTGACCCAACACATAGCCCACGGTGAAGTTCAGCGCAGGTAGAGCAATGTGCGGCTCGATGTTGTCGTCGTCAGTTCTGATTGCTTTCATCAGACGGTGCATCATTTGCAAAGTCTTTTCTCTCTCTTCCATTTCACACCTCCATAAATTAGCGGGACAGGGTGTCCCGCTTTCTCACAATTAGTTAGCGATATCCTTGTCCAGATTGCCGCCGTCAAACAGATCGAACAACCACGTTGCTGCCTCTTCAGGATCAGAGTCAACGAGCACACGCATCTCGCCCTCTTCCTTCTCGCCATAGCTCTCGATCAGCAGGTACTCTGCCTTGTCCGGTGCAGCAACAACCCAGTCAACAAGCTGGTGCATACCGCGGCGATAGCAGTTGTGTGCAGCCTTGACTACCTTGTCGATGTTGAACTTCTTGGGCTTGACGTTGACGTCATACACCTCGTACGCATCGTCATAGTCACCGTACGCTGCACCGCCTGTGTCGTACTGCGATGATGCAGAGAGTGACTTGCTTGAGTGCTTGGTCGGATACATCGTATAGCCAGTGCCATAGCTGTCGCCATAGTAGTCATAGCGACTGTTGTAGCCAGCGTATGCAGCGCGGCGACCATGACCATGCTTGTGTGCAGACCATGCGTATGTGTTGGACAGCCACGCGCCTTGATGCTCGACGCCTGCATCGTAGTTGAGCACGACAACCTCACCGCTACTGTGCAGGAAAGCGAACTTGTTAGTTGCGCCGATCATCTTCTCGATGTACCGCTGATAGTCAGGGTCAAGGATGATGTTCGGGTTGTGCAGCATGGCAGGCTTCAAGATGTACTCGATGAAGTGCCATGTGTCAGAACGCTTGGGGTCGATGGGGTTACCCATTGACAGGATGCCGTTGTGCGCCATCCACAGATCGTCAGTGACTTTGTATGGATGGCAGTTGTCCATGTCGATGTCGCCGTGAGTTTTCATGCGGTAGTGAATGATGCACTCACGACCCTTCAGTGTGTCACGGTACAGCGTGTTGATCTCGGCAGGTTTGCCAAGCGTCTTGATCACAACGATGCTGCCGTTCTCGACGTACATAGCACCGAAGCCGTCAGAGTTGTAGGAATAGAAGTCGTTCAACAGAGCGTCATTGAACGCGACGTTAGCTGGATGATGAATGAGTATGCACATAGTTAGTTCTCCTTAGTGTGGTTGGAAATAAAACTCGGTTACGATGTGTAACCGACATGGGTTAGATACTTGCGCAGGTTGCGCGTGTCTGCCTTCATCATGTTGCTGTTGATGAAGTCCATGAAGTGATGCGCGTCCATCATGAAGCCAGCAGGCGACGCTGGCGCAGTGAACTTGATCAGCGCATTGGTGAACTCAAGGGCAGCAAGCATGGACTCGTGCTTCAGTGTGCCTTTGAATATGCGCATCTCGATGGTGCGACGGTTAGTCAGGTTGACTGCCTCGTAACGCTGATCGCTGCGTGACGCATGATGCGCAGTTGCCAGCTTCTTGTCGTGCATCGACGCATAGCCAACACCATAACGACGAGCAATCGCTTTGATCAGGTTGCGATTGTCAGGCGCGTGAATGAACGTGACAATCTTGTTGGTCTGCATCTTGGTGATGTTGTCGTTGTTCACATGGATGTGCAAGCCACAGGTTGATGTGTCGTGACTGCGCAAGTCTTTGGTCAGCGTCTTGTCAGTGAGCCACTCCCAGAACTGATAGTGAGTGTCAAGACCCATCGGCTGCGTGATGATCTCGAAGCCATGCGAGAGACTGCCATCCTCCTCGAAGAAGCAACGCTGACCCAGCTTGCCATCGTTCAACGCATCGTTGAGTCGATCAGCGTGCTCGCCGGGATAACCCTTGCGGCACTCGACCTCAAGCTCGATACCGAAGAAGCGCTCGTTGCGATCCGACCAATCCGAATGAATGAGCCGGTATGACTCATTGTTCTTGGCGTTGTGATAGCGACGCAGCGTTTTGCTTGGCCGTTGAAAGTCAACGTGAACATAGCAGTCCTCTTCATCATCCCACTCGAAGTTGCCGTCGCCGATTGTGCTGTCGTGAACGTAGTCACTCTCACCGTCACGACCAATGATGCGCACTGCGCTGTTCTCATGCACATGCTGATCGTGATAGTCAGAGTACACATAGTCGCGGTCGATGCAACTACGACACACACGCTCATCGTGATAGGTGCGACTTGAATAGTTCTGCGACTCCCACTCGCCACAGTCCTCGCACTGCTCGAAGTTGTAGTTCTCAGTGATGTGGTCTGCGATCTCACTCTCATCATCGAACGACAGGATGTCGCTCATGGTACTGCGTATGCTTCTGAGTTGACCATGCGACGATTCAGTAATGCTGCTGTCAGTCAAGTTGCCGTACCGCAAGTGATGCAGCGCATACAGTATGCCGACGTTGGTGTACACGCTGGCTTGACGCATCATCTCGCCCAGTATGTCCAGCACCACACGACGCATGGCAATAGCGGTTGTGTGATCAAACGTATACGAGCTTGCTTCCGCACGCATCTGTCGCGCCTCGATGATGAAGCCATGCACGACGTTGGTGTAGAAGGTAACAAGCAACTTGTTCGCCTTGCCGCAATACTGAGTATCAGACACATCCCTGTCATCGAACGCTTTGCGTACAACGCTGCCCATCGCATTAGCGCAGTTAGTCAGTGCCTCTCGCGCCTCGTCGATAGTAGCGGTGCTGTAGTTAAGCGCGATGTCTTCACGTTTGGGTGCGTGTCCCGAGTTGACAAACGAGTCGTTGTCGATGAGCGCCTTCATCGTGCGATGCTGCACCAGTATGCGGAAGTGGCGCGCCAAGCGGTGATAGTACGGCACGAGGTTGAAGTTAAGCGCGTCACCGTTGTCCGCGTTGACGTCGGTGAACAAGAACTTCAGCCTCTCGGACAACTCGACACGGCTATCGTCGAAGTCAGAGTTGTTTGTGCCGTCTTCGTCGTAGCGTGCGTTGCCGCTAGTGTTTCTGATGTATGGCATGATTGCCTCCATGTGGTTGGTTGATGGATTACTGCTTTACTTCTACTGCCTCGCTACTGGCGGTCTGCGCCGCCTCAATCAATTCTAACAGGTTATCCAGTTGCTTTTCGTAGTTTGCCTTCTTCTGGTTTAACCTGTCAAGTTCCCTGTTGGCCTTGTTGATCAATAGTTGCTTCAGCCCAGCCTGCGCCATGAGCGCATCGATCTTTGTTTGTGTCATGCCACTTCTCCCTTCATTTAAAAATAGCGGGACACCATGTCCCGCTTACGCTGCTCCATCTGCCTTTGCCGTCACCAGCTTGCGCCAGTGTGGTGTGATGCGTTTGTCTTTGGGTGCGGCTTCGAGCTTGGTGATTGCCAGCCGTATGCGCTCGGCTTGGCGTACCTCGTACTCGCGTCGGTCTGTGCCGTCGCGGTCAATTACATTCTGTAACTGAGTTAACTCGTCAATCCACATCTGACGCACGCGCCAGTGCTGGTCAAGGATGGTTTTGTTTGGCTCACGCTGGAAGATCAACGTCAAGCGTCTGGTTCTGGTTGCAAGGTTTGCGTGTGCTCGCATGAACTCGCGTTTGATTTTGTGCGGAACCCAATCAGACCAGTGCAGGCCAAGAGACACCCGTTGAAGAGAGTTTGGCAGTATGCCCTCGTCGCTCAGGTTGACGGCGCGCGCTTTTGCCGTTGGGTCTAGTTCCTGCCGTTGGTACGCGCGCAGGATGTCGCGCACTTTTAATAGGGCAGACAGGTATGCGCTGAAGAACGTGAATAGTTCGGTGCTCTCGCGCTTTTTCCACTGCGCCACGCGTGTGCGGACAGAGTTTATTTCTTTTGACAATGGTTCGATGACTATCCTCCACTTGTCCTTGTGTGCAGTGTTCTTGCGGCGCAGTTCGCGCTCGGCCTTGCGCTTCTCCATGTAGTGATCAACTATCTTCTTGACTGACGATGGCGGTACGCCAGCGCAGTTTTTATACTTGCGATTCAACCGCGTGATGATCTGCTTGCGCGTCATATCGCGCCAGCGTTTGTACTTATCAGGCATGATGGCCTCCATACAAAATAACGTGTCAGTTTTGTGTACGATACTCGCAGGTTGTACCGAACGAGAGCACCGCACGAGTATGTTGCGTATGCGTTTGATCTATAACATTTTTTACCTCCATGAAAATTGCCTTTGTCCCGATGTCAATGTTTTTGGGAAGTATATGTGGGTCTAGGATTAAATACTTGGAGATTATATTTGATGTTTGCTTGTGTTCAAAGTATTTTTTCCAGACCCATATATTGTGTTGAAAACCATTGACAAGTGCACACAGGGATATAACTACTACTATAAATATATTTAAATACATATAGTTAGATAAGATAATCTGCTGGTGCACTCGTCGGTACAAGCGCCGAGTATTGAACATTTTTATTTGGCAGTCCTATTTCTAGCTTAACGCGTTAAACTAGAATTAGCTTGCCATCTTGCGAAGCGTTCTTGGTAATAGTCGCGCTCGAACTGCGACAACGACTCCCATGAAGGTTTGTCATCGCTGGTATAGCGGGACACGCTGTCCCGCTTGATTTCTTTTTCTGCCTTGAACCCTGCGCGTAGCAGGGCTTGCCTCAATTGATCGTTGCGCATGATCATTCCTTTCAGGGTTAGTCGCACTTACGCACCATTTTGTCGAGCAGGTCGCTGATTTCCCGCCGGTCTTGATCCCTGCCGTCGCACTCCGCCAGATGTAGTGCATCCTGCAAGGCGTAATACAAGGCAATTGCTTGCCTGTTGTTTAGTGTGAGATTGAGTTCGTTGATCATGATGATTCCTTTCGTTTGACATGATTGAAAACCCGCGCAAGACCCTGTTGTCCTGCGCGGTTCGGGGAAAGCGGGACACGTTGTCTCGCTTAGATTTGCTCCTGCAAATACTTGATGTACTTCTTGATCTGCGCTGCAGTGTGAGACTTGGCGAAACGCTCTGCGCTTGCGAGCAGAGGGTCTTTGTCTAACACATGCGATGTGGTCTTCGTACCAAAGCCCATACGAGCGAGGATACGATTCTTGCGCTTCTTGATTGCTGCGAACTCTGGATGCTCTGGATCAAGACCCTTGACCTTCTTCTTGTGGTCGAGTGTGTCAACGATCTCGATGCCAAAGCGCTCGTTCGCCCATTTGAGAATTAACTCGTTAGCCGCAACACGCGTGTTTGCGCCAAGCGATTTCGCTTCGCGTACGATAGCGTCGAGGTCGTTCTTGTCGAACGACAAAACGTCGAAGCACTCAAACAGTTGGCTTTGCTTGCTCATGGTGCACCTCCAAAAAAAGAAAGCGGGACACGCTGTCCCGCTTCGTGTCGTTGCAGAGCGAAGTGCTCTCAAACCGACAACTATATTTTACCATACACGTTATTTTTTAACGTGCTATTTCCAGTAGCGCGACCCCACCATACCCCATCCCCCACAAAAATATGCAGCGGTCGCGGTCCGACCCAATCACTAATCCCCAACCACACTCCACATTTTTGTTAAAATCATGACAACAGCCCAAAAATTTTTCAAAAAATTAAATTCAACTCTGTCTAATATTAGACATACCAGCAGAAAAAAAATCCCCGCCGAAGCGGGGAAAAAAGCCCATCAGGCCTTTAGCGAGAATCTCCAACCACGGAGACAGCCACCGTGTAAAAATTTACACAGCGACAAAATGAAGTATATACTCCGCCCAACGGGACTGCAACGGTCTGCGCTTATGTTAGAGCACTTGTTGGACGAAACCATCTTTACTCCTGACGTGCTCCCCACGCCAGCGGCTAAACTCGTCTCCAAAGCTTCCCCCAAAGACATACTTGATGCGCAGGTCGAGACATCAAAATGGTTGGAAGAGCTGGGAGCCACGCCAGACGAGGACGTTTTTGATCAGATGCAGGAGCAAACCGCACGCGAGGCGTTCGCGGTGATGACGCAAAGCGCGGACCCCAAGCAGCAACGCGCCGCCTTGTCCAAGATCGAGACGCCAGAAGCGGTAAAACATCTGGTGGGCATGCTAACTGCCTACGATTGGCACTTTGTCGAGCAGGCCAAGGAGATCAGAGGCTACGCTGTGGCCAAGCTGGTGGAGGAAACCGCCCACCCCGACGCAAAAATCCGGCTACGCGCGCTGGAGTTGCTGGGGAAAGTCACAGAAGTCGCGCTTTTCACCGACCGCGTGGAGGTCAAGAAGACAGATTTGTCGGATTCCGAGCTGGAAGAGCGCATAAAAGAGAAGTTGGCGCGCATGGCACAGATAGTTGACGTCACAGACGTCACAGACGTGACGGAAACAACCGCTGAAATCACAGAAACCCCTGATGAATCTGACGAAACAGGAGATTGACGCGTTAAAACGCGTACTGCCCACGCTTTCTCCAGAGGAAAAGGCGGAGTTGCTCGCTGATTTGGAAGAAAGGGCAGCGCGTGCGTCAAAGACTGCGGCAAAAACGTCTCTTCTGGGCTTTGCCACGCAGGTCTACCCCGGCTTCAAGATAGGACCCCACCACAGGAAGCTCTCAAAGATATTCACGGACGTGATCGAGGGCAGGAAAAAGCGGGTCATCATCAACATCGCGCCGCGTATGGGTAAGTCGGAGTTCTCCTCCTACCTGTTCCCGGCGTACTTCATGGGGCACTACCCTGAGAAGAAGATCATCATGGGCACGCATACCGCGTCCCTCTCTGAAGACTTCGGTCGTCGCGTAAAGAACTTAATTGACAGTGAAGAATACCAAGAGATTTTCCCAAACACCCAGATCGCGGAAGACCAGAAAGCCGCAGGTAAATGGTCCACAATGGCCGGAGGCCAGTATTACGCAGCAGGCGTTGGTGGAGCACTGGCCGGTCGTGGTGCAGACCTTTTTGTTATCGACGACCCGCACTCAGAACAAGACATGAAGGCAAACAGCCGTCTGGCGTTTGACTCGGCATGGCAGTGGTTCCAGCAAGGTCCCTTGCAGCGTTTGATGCCCAACGGGGCAATCATAGTAATTATGACGCGCTGGTCGCTGCTTGACCTGACTGGTCGGTTGATTGACTACCAGATCAAGAACCCTGATAGTGAGCCGTGGGAGATCGTGGAGCTGCCTGCGATACTGAACGAGGGCGACGAGAACGAGAAAAGCCTGTGGCCAGAGCAGTGGCCACTGGAGGTGTTGAAGTCCAAGAAGAGCGCGATGGACCCCCGGTACTGGAACGCGCAGTACATGCAGAACCCCACCGCTGAAGCATCCGCCATCATCAGCCGTGGCATGTGGAAGATATGGGAAGAGGACGAACCCCCACAATGTGAATACGTTATCCAGAGCTGGGATACCGCGCACGAGCAGAAAACCTCCGCTGACTACAGCGCCTGCACCACGTGGGGCGTGTTCTATAACGACGAGGACGGCGGGGCACCTAACCTGATACTGCTGGACGCGTTCAAGGACAGGATGATGTTTCCTGAACTAAAGCAGGTGGCGTACAAACACTGGAAGGAGTGGGAGCCGGATGCGTTCATTGTGGAGAAAAAGGCAGCAGGTGCCCCGCTTATTCAAGAATTTAGGGCAATGGGTATTCCCGTGGACGAGTTCACGCCAAGCCGAGGCAAGCAACGAGGCACCACAGACAAGACCGCACGACTTAACGCTGTCGCTGACTTCTTCTACAGTGGCAAGGTCTGGGCACCAGATACACGATGGGCAAGAGAAGTAATTGAGGAACTCGCTGCCTTCCCCGTGGGCGAGCATGACGATTACGTCGATACGATCTCACAAGCGCTATTGCGCTACCGGCAAGGTGGGTTCATACGCCTGCCTTCGGACTACGAGGACGATCCGATATTTTTTAAGCGCAAGGCGCACGCATACTATTAAGGAGCCATCATGGCTATAGACAAGGCACTGTATCAAGCACCGCTGGGCATGGACGCGCTGGCCAACGAGCCGGACATCGAGATTGAGATCGAGGACCCGGAGGCGGTCAACATCCGCGCAGATGGGGTAGAGATAGAGATACGTCCCGGCGAGGAAGAGGGCGAGTTCAACGCCAACCTTGCTGAGCAGATGGATGCAGGCGAGCTGTCGTCATTAGTCGGTGAGCTGTTGGATGACGTCAAGAACGACCTGTCCGCACGCAAGGATTGGGAAGACATCTATAAAGACGGCTTGACCTTGCTGGGTCTGAAGTACGAGGAGAGGACAGAGCCGTGGGCTGGCGCGTGTGGTGTGTACCACCCCATGATCACAGAAGCGGTTATCCGGTTTCAGTCAGAGACAATAACTGAGACGTTCCCGGCCAAGGGACCAGCCAAGACCAAGATCATTGGCGACGAGACGCCAGAGAAAAAAGAGTCGGCAGTTCGTGTGGAAGAAGACATGAACTACTACTTAACCGACAAGATGGCGGAGTTTCGCCCAGAGCATGAGAGGATGCTCTTCTCGCTGCCAGCCGCAGGCTCAGCGTTCAAGAAAGTCTATTTTGATGTGAACACCGAGCGGCCTGTGTCGCTATTTGTTCCGGCTGAAGACATCATCATTCCTTACGGCACCACTGAGCTGGCTACTTGTCCGCGGCTAACGCACCGGATGCGAAAGACTGAGAATGAGATCACAAAGCTACAAAAAGCTGGGTTCTATCGTGAGGTGGAGCTTGGTGAACCGCCGAAAGTCACTAACGAAATACAACAGAAGAAAGACAAGGAAACGGGCATATCGGCGTCGTTTGATGACCGCTACGAGATATATGAGATTCACGCTGATCTTGATCTGCCGGGCTTCGAAGACAAAGATAAGGATGGCGAGCTTACAGGCATTGCGCTGCCGTACGTAGTTACTATCCTAAAAGGCTCTGACGAGGTGCTGTCTATCCGCCGCAACTGGCGAGAAGATGATGAGCTTAAACAGAAACGCCAACACTTTGTACACTATGTATATGTCCCCGGCTTGGGTCCGTACGGCTTTGGTTTGTTCCATTTAATTGGTGGCTACGCTAAATCAGCGACATCGCTGATGAGGCAACTGGTTGATGCAGGCACGCTGTCGAACTTGCCGGGCGGCTTGAAGTCCAGAGGACTACGAATTAAAGGTGATGACACGCCGATTGCTCCGGGCGAATGGCGTGACGTAGATACAGGTTCAGGAGCCATCCGTGACAACATACTGCCGCTACCTTACAAAGAACCATCGGCCACTCTATACAGCCTCCTTGGTACTATCGTTGAGGAGGGCAGACGTTTCGCAGCGACTGCCGACATCCAAGTGTCCGATATGTCGGCTAATACGCCGGTGGGAACAACTCTGGCCGTACTTGAGCGAACCCTCAAGGTTATGTCTGCCGTCCAAGCGCGGATACACTACTCGCTCAAACAAGAACTCAGACTGATCAAAGACATCATCCGGGACTACACCCCGGACGAGTACAGCTATCAGCCGGAGTACGGCACACCCCGCGCCAAGCGCGAGGACTACGATGATGTAGACATCATCCCCGTCTCAGACCCTAACGCTGCGACCATGAGTCAACGCGTGGTGCAGCACCAAGCAGCGTTGCAACTGGCGCAAACCGCACCGCAGATATACGACATGCCACTCCTGCACCGTCAAATGCTGGAGACACTGGGCTTCAAGGACTTCCAAAAACTTGTCCCCATCGACGACGACATGAAGCCAACCGACCCCATATCCGAGAACATGAACATCCTGCGCCTAAAGCCGGTCAAAGCGTTCATGTATCAGGATCATGAGGCGCATATCAAGGTGCACATGAACGCCTTGAAAGACCCGCTGATTCAACAGATGGTGGGGCAGAACCCGCAAGCGCCGATGATTCAACAGGCGATGATGGCGCACTTGATGGAGCACATTGCGTTTGCATACCGCAGCAAGATCGAGAAAGCACTGGGGGCGGACTTGCCGATGCCAGACGAGCCGATGAATCCGGCAGTGGAGGTGCAGCTCTCGCGTTTGGTGGCACAAGCCTCTCCCATGGTGTTGCAGGAAAGCCAGAACATCGTGGCGCAACAACAAGCTGCTGCACAACAGCAGGCCATGGCACAAGACCCGATGCTCATGCTTCAGCAAGCAGAACTGCAGTTGCGTCAGCAAGAGATCGAGATCAAACGCGCCAAGATGCAGGCAGACGCTGCGGCAGAAGCAGACAAGATCGAGCTGGAGAAAGACAAGCTCGCAGCCCAGATGGAGCTAGAAGGCTTGAAGGTTGGCTCCAAGATCAAGATAGACGAAGCAAAAATGAACGCCGACAACGAGCGCGAGGGAGTTCGTATCGGTGCAGAGATCGCGAAAAATCGCGCAGACCTGTCGATTAAACGTCGTCAGGCAGATAAACCTCAAGCCAAACCCAAAGGAGGCTAATGTCCACTATCCACGAGTACACATCGTTCGTTGACGTCCTGCGCAAGAAAATTCGGGATGACATGAACAACTATTGTGACGATCTCGCAGGCGGTGCCTGTGCTGACTATGCGGCTTATACAAAGCTTTGCGGTGTGATTCAAGGTCTAGCTATCGCAGAGCGCCATTTACTTGACCTTGCTGAGAAAGCCCTTAAGGACGACGAAGATGAGTGATCTACTTCTTCCGCAATACCTGAAAGACCTGATTGACGCTGAAAAGAAAATTGACGAAGAACGAGTGGATGCACCCGGCGATGCGGCAAAAGCACGCCAGTTGCCAAGACCTACGGGATTTAAAGTCCTGTGCGTCGTGCCACCTGCTGATGACACCTTCGAGGATTCGATGTTGGTGAAATCAACTATGTCGCAGCGTATTGAAGAGCAAACCACAACGGTGCTGTTTGTTGTGGCAGTTGGACCTGATGCCTATAAAGACCCGGTGAAGTTCCCATCTGGTCCGTGGTGCAAGGAAGGGGATTTTGTTCTGGTGCGCGCATACAGCGGCACACGGTTCACAATCCATGGGCGTGAATTCCGCATGATTAACGACGATCAGGTGGACGGCACGGTGGAAGACCCGCGCGGTTACGCACGCGCAGCGTAAGGAGAGATGTATGGCTAATGAAGAGTACATGACGGAGCTAAAGGTTCCGGGTCGTGACGATGACGACTTGCCGGATATTCGCAGACCTGAAGAGGATGACATCGAGATTGATGTCAGCGCCGAGTCCGATGTTGAGATCGAAATAGAAGACGATACCCCGCCCGACGACAGAGGCCGAAAGCCGCTGGATAGGGATGTAACTGACCCGTCCGATGACGAGATTGAGCAGTACAGCGACAAGGTGCAAAAGCGCATCAAGGAGCTGGCTCATGCCCGTCACGACGAGCGCCGCGCCAAGGAAGCCGCCCTGCGAGAGCGGGAAGAGGCTATCCGGGTTGCCCAGCAGCTTGTGGAGGAGAACAAGAAGCTGCGTGGCTATGTCAATACAGGGGAGCAGACTTTTGCCGAGGTGTTGAAGTCCAAGGCAGAGGCCGATCTTGAGATGGCTCGCCGCAAGTACAAAGAGGCAGCGGAGGCGTACGACACCGACGGGATGTTGGCCGCACAGGAGGAACTGGCCGACGCCAAGCTGCGGCTTGACAAGGCAGTAAATTTTAAGCCGACCTCTTTACAAGAAGAACCAGAACAGGTATATAGTCAGCCATCACCTCCGCCAGAGGTGCGCCCGGACGAAAAAACCCTGCGCTGGCAGGCAAGAAACCAGTGGTTCGGAGCACCCGGTTACGAGGAAGTCACCGCGATGGCACTCGCTACTCATCAGCGCCTAACCGCCGAGCGTGGGCTGGAATTTGCCCGGACTGACGAATACTTCGAGCGTATTGACGCTCGCCTCAGAGAAAAGTTCCCGGAAGTATTTGGGGAACCGCAGAAGTCACAAGCTCCCACTTCTAAAAGACCAGCCGCGACAGTTGTCGCACCCGCTGCGCGTTCTGCTGCAACCAAGAAGGTTAAGTTAACAAAATCGCAAGAAGTGATAGCGGCAAAGCTTGGCTTAACCCCTAAACAGTACGCAATTGAACTTATGAAGCTGGAGGCTCGAAATGGCTAATACCCCACGTATTCCCCGTGAACTAGAAACACGCGAAAAAGAAACTCGGATTGACTACAAACCGCCGAGCGTTTTGCCAGACCCAACCCCTGATCCTGATTATGGGTACCGCTGGATTGCTACGCATATCGTCAGCCAAGCTGCCCCGTCTCACGTGTCAAAACAGATTCGTGATGGCTGGGAACCAGTAAGAGCTGAAGATCATCCTGAACTGATGTTGCCTGCTAACGCAAATGGCAACGTCGAAATGGGCGGCTTGATGCTGTGCCGCATGCCCAAGGAAAAGATCAACGCGCGTAACGAGTATTACCAGCGACAGGCCGAGGGCTGGATGCAATCAGTTGATAACAACCTGATGCGTCAAAGCGACCCGCGGATGCCAATCTTCAACGAGCGGAAATCCACGACTAGCTTTGGCAAAGGTACGAAGTAAATACTAACCTTGGAGTGAAGCTATGGCATATCCCACAGTTGACAAGCCGTACGGCTTGCAGCCGGTCAATCTGATCGGCGGTCAGCCCTATGCCGGTTCCACTCGCCTGATGTCTATTGCCAATGGTTATGGCACGGACCTCTTTTATGGCGATGTGGTAAAGCGTGTGTCCAACGGTACCGTCGAGAAAGACACTGGTACCAGCACCGCTACCCCGGTGGGCATTTTTGTAGGTTGCACCTACACTAACCCCTCTACTAAGCAGAAGCAATTTGCCCAGAACTGGCCAGCCGGTACGCAAGCAACTGACGCCCAAGCTTATGTCGTGGATGATCCTGATGTTCTGTTCAAAGTGGCAACGGTTTCGACCGGCACCACTGTCGCTTTCTATGGTCCCAACCTAGTTGGCGAGAACGCAGTTCTAGTTCAGAACGCTGGCTCGAACACCACCGGCGACTCTGCCGTTGGCATCTTCGGCGGTAACACTGCAACTACTGCTTCGTTCCCGATCCGTATTGTTGATCTGGTACCTGACACTGGCAACGGCTCCAACGGCTATTGCGAGTTCATTTGCAAGTTCAACGCACCATACGCGGCTTCGAACAACAGCGGTACCGTAGTTACCATGACCGGCGGTCATCAGTATCTCAACCCGACAGGCGTATAAGGAGTAAACCATGGCTATTTCACGCGCTCAATTGCTTAAAGAGCTGCTGCCCGGCCTGAACGCCCTGTTCGGTCTGGAGTACGCACGCTACGGCGAAGAACACAAGGAAATCTACGAAACCGAGACTTCTGAGCGTTCGTTCGAAGAAGAAACCAAGCTGTCAGGCTTTACTGCCGCACCTGTCAAAAACGAAGGTAGTGCAATTCGTTACGACAATGCGCAGGAAGCATGGACTGCTCGATATAATCACGAGACTATCGCTCAGGGCTTCTCCCTGACCGAAGAGGCCATTGAAGATAACCTGTACGACTCGCTGTCGTCGCGTTACACCAAGGCTCTCGCACGCTCGATGGCTTATACCAAGCAGGTCAAGGCAGCGGCTGTTCTGAACAACGGCTTCTCCTCCAGCTACACTGGCGGCGATGGCGTCTCCCTGTTCAGCTCTCAGCACCCGCTGGTATCTGGTGGCACCAACAGCAACATTCCGACGACCCCTGCAGACCTGAACGAGACTTCGCTTGAAGCCGCCGTTATTCAGATTGCTGCTTGGACTGACGAACGTGGTCTGCTGATTGCCGCTAAGCCCCGCAAGCTGATCATCCCGTCGGCTCTGCAGTTCGTTGCTACTCGTCTGTTGGAAACCAGCCTGCGCGTTGGTACCACCGACAACGACATCAACGCCCTGAAGAACAACGGTTCGATTCCAGAAGGCTACGCAATCAACCACTTCTTGACCGACACGAACGCATGGTTCCTGACCACTGATGTTCCCAACGGCATGAAGCACTTTGTACGCGTTCCCATGTCAACTGGAATGGACGGAGATTTTGACACTGGCAACGTGCGCTACAAGGCACGTGAGCGTTATTCGTTCGGCTGGTCAGATCCTCTGGGCATGTACGGCTCGCAAGGCGCGTAAGAAGAGGGGGCTTTACGCCCCCTCTTTTGTAGGTTATAAAGCGGTATCTCCGGGAACCCCCGGTACGGCAAACAGCTCCCGGCTGATTACATGCAAATTGCCATACCGAACTCGCATGTGAGGACAATTTAAAATGGGCATCTCTACTACCCAAAGCATCTGGCGCTCCGGCGGCAACGATCCGACGCGTCAAGCTTACTGCGGCTCAGCACTGCTGGCTGCCACTTTCTATTCTGCTAACGCTGCAGCTAGTTCCAATGCCGTTGTGGCCTTGGGGCAAACCGCAGAAGTTACGCTCCCGGCAAACGCCGTGGTTGTGTCTATCTTAGTTACTGACCCAACTTCCGCAGGTGCGATCAATGTTGGCTACACCATTGTTGGTGGCGCGTCCAACGCTTCGTACTTTGTGTCTGGCTTGACTGCTACTGGTGCAAAGACGGTTACTCCCGGCGCAACTAACGCTGGTGGTGGCATGGGTATTACGCCTTCGGCAAGTGATAACTTTACCATCACAGTCTCAGACGGTGGTTCGGCTTCGGGCAATGTTGGCGGAATTATTCAGTACTACGTAGCTGATTATCTGTTCGGCCAGCAAAACGTCTGATAGGAGGCCATCATGGCTATGCAAACAGACGTTAAAGCCAAGAGTATTAGCTCTACGGGATTGGTATATGAAGGGCGTACAAGGGTCAAGAGCGTGCTCATTGGCCCAACGTCCAACGCAGGGAATGTCACGTTGGTTGATGGGGGAACAAATGTGTTTGTTGTTCCCACAACAGCTAACGGCGAAACCTTTGCTTTTTTGATCCCCGATCAAGGCGTGCTGTTCCAAACGAACGTATCAGCTATTTTGGTCAACGCATCTTTAACGGTGTTCTATGGCTAAGAGTCCGGCATGGCAGAGGAAAGAAGGCAAGAATCCCAAGGGCGGGTTGAACGCCAAAGGGCGAGCCTCTTACAACGCGGCAAACCCCGGCAAGCCGGGGCTGAAGGCTCCTCAACCAGAGGGGGGTCCACGAAAGCGTTCCTTCTGCGCGCGCATGGAAGGGATGAAAAAGAAATTAACTTCATCCAAAACAGCCAGCGACCCGAACAGTCGTATTAACAAGTCTTTAAGGGCATGGAAGTGTTAAGCATGACTCCCGAAATTGAAACGGCGCGTGAGCTTGCAACTCACGCGAACGACATCAAGCATTTGCAGGACGACATGGACTCCATGAAGGAGGACGTTGCCGCCATTCGCAAATCAATTGAGGAAATAAACAAGACGCTTTCTGAGGCAAAGGGTGGTTGGAAAGTGTTGATGTGGGCTGGCGGTGCGGCTAGTGGCATGTCTGCGCTTGTTGGGTTTCTATCAGGCAAGTGGAGTAACTAATGCCTGCCGTTAGTAAAAAGCAGGAAAGGTTCATGCAAGCAGTGGCGCATAACCCAAAGTTTGCAAAGAAAGCAGGCGTGCCGCAATCCGTGGGACGCGAATTTACCAAAGCCGGAGGAGGCGAAATGAAAGAGCCAAAAGGAATGATGAAAAAAGAGATCGGTTTCATGAAGAAAAAGGGCGCGCCAAAGTCCATGATCAAGCATGAGATGAAAGAAGCTGGCATGAAAAAAGGCGGCATGGCTAAGTACGCCAACGGCGGCATGACTTCATCGAAGATGGGCGCGGTCAAGACTGCAGCTCCTAGCCGTGATGGTGTTGCTGAGCGTGGCAAAACCAAAGGTAAGCAAATCGTCATGGCCGGTGGCAAAGGTATGAAGTACGGCGGCAAGGCTTGCTGAGATGAGGCCATCACGCGGCATGGGGGCAATCAATCCCTCTAAGATGCCCGGCGCTAAAACAAAAGCGCGCCGGGATGACACTGACTTTACGCAGTACGCCAAAGGCGGCTCCGTCAGGTTGGGTAAGCCTTCTGTGGAGGATGCCGTGAGAAAAGCTGCTACCAAGTCCAAGGTAAACCAAGCTGGCAACTACACCAAGCCGGGTATGAGAAAAGCGCTCTTCAGTAAGATCAAGAACTCAGCGGTGCAAGGTACCGCTGCAGGGCAGTGGTCGGCAAGGAAAGCGCAGCTACTGGCAAAACGGTACAAAGCTGCTGGCGGGGGCTACAAGGGATGAAGGCACCGCAACAAAGCCTGAAGAACTGGACGGAGCAGAAATGGCGTACAAAGTCAGGCAAGCCTTCAAGCAAGACCGGCGAGAGGTATCTCCCGGAAAACGCAATCAAGGCGCTAAGCCCAGCCGAGTATGCCGCCACCACGAAGGCAAAGCGGGTAGGGAAGGCAAAAGGCAAGCAGTTTGTTAAGCAGCCAAAAGGCATAGCTCAGAAGACAGCGAGGTTCAGATAATGGCTAAGTATGGAAGAGAAACAAACGACACCGCCATACGTGCGCGGCAGCAACGTGATCTTGATAAAGCCTCTAAGATGATGGAAGAGGATCGCAATCCAGAAACACGTAAAAAATACACGGCAGATCAGTTAAAAGAAAGACTTAACTTTATGACTGATGCCATGCGTAATGCCGAGAGCCAAAGAAAATATGACGCTGAAGTAGCAGACAAACCACAACGCGAAGCAGCCGATGAGTTTCGTCGTGAAACTCGTGGCGGTAAACCCCCAGAGTTAAGTGGTTTTGGCCCGAAATTAACTTTTCTTACTCCTGAGCGCCTTGCTAAGTCTAGAGAAGCTATGGGGGGTATGAAAAAAGGCGGCAAAGTTAAATCCGCGTCAGCACGTGCTGATGGCATTGCAATACGTGGCAGAACAAGGGCGTAAACGTGGCATACACCACCGACACAACAACTTTCAACCCAACGCTCAACGAGTACTTTGAGGAGGCGTTTGAGCGTTGTGGTATTGAGATGCGCACTGGCTACCATTTCAGGACGGCCCGGCGCAGCTTGAACCTGTTGTTGAACGAGTGGGCTAACCGCGGTGTTAACTTGTGGACGATTGAGCAAGGCTCAATCAACATGGTGCAAGGACAGACGACCTATGATCTCCCTGATGATACTGTTGACTTACTTGAGCATGTTATTCGTACACAATCTGGTGACGTGCCCAACCAAACTGATCTGAACATCACGCGCATTTCCGTCTCCACGTACTCCACCATCCCTAACAAACTGGCGCAAGGCAGACCCATTCAGGTGTGGATAAACCGCCAAAGTGGGCAGCGGGTGGGGTCAACTACAGGCGATGTTGCGCATCCTCAGATCAATGTCTGGCCAGCGCCAGACCAAGGTACGGAAGCCAATCCGTACTACGTGTTTTATTACTGGCGTCTTAGGCGCATATTTGACGCAGGGAGCGGTGTGAACGCAGTGGACATTCCGTTTCGTTTTACCAATGCGCTGGTTGCGGGGTTGGCGTACATGCTTTCAGTCAAACTGCCGGGCGTAGATGGCATGCGTATTCAGGCGTTGAAGCTGATGTACGACGAGGCATGGGATTTGGCAGCAGGTGAAGACCGCGAGAAAGCAGCGGAGCGTCTGGTGCCGCGGCAGATGTTTATCACGTAATGGGCAACAGATTTTCGTCAGGCCGCTTCAGTATTGCGGAGTGCGACCGGTGTGGTCAGCGCTACAAGCTGAAGGAGCTAAAAAAGCTCGTGATCAAGACCAAGCAGGTCACGATCAAGGTGTGCCAGACATGCTGGGAGCCTGACCAGCCGCAGTTGCAGTTAGGTATGTATCCGGTGGACGACCCGCAAGCCGTGCGGGAGCCGCGCAGAGACAACAGCTACATTCAGTCCGGTTACAGTGGGCTGCAGGTTTTGGCAAATGCTTCGCCAGTGCTGTTGTCAGATGGTACGCCGTCAGGCGGTAGTCGTATCATCCAGTGGGGCTGGGCACCGGTAGGTGGGGCAAGAGCAGATGACGCAGGGCTAACGCCTAACTATCTGGTGGCGCAGACAACAGTAGCAAACGTAACAATTAACTAGGAGTGCAGCATGGACAACATGAGAAAAGTGGCGCGGCAGGAAGTCAAAGCCCACGAGAAGCGCATGCACAAAGGCAAGGGCATGGCAAAAGGTGGCGTGACCACTGATCAGATGAAAAAGCTAGGGCGCAACCTTGCGCGTGTTGCCAACCAAAAAACCGGTTAAGGAGCAGTCATGGCTAAGAACGGAATCAAGCAAGTGATGGCAACTGCCTCAAAAAGTGAGTCAGGCGCTAAACGGCTAACGCAGATCAATCCGTCTGTGGACGGTATCAGCAAAGGCAACTACCCTGAAGTCAAAACTTCTGGCATAAAAATTCGTGGCACTGGCGCTGCAACCAAAGGCGTCATGGCGCGTGGACCGATGGGCTGAAAATGACGTACACCGAGCTTGTTAACGCGATACAGGAGTACACCGAGAACTACGAAGCTGTCTTCGTAGCGAATATTCCTGTCTTCATCCAGCAGACGGAGACGCGGGTTTACAACGCGGTTCAGTTGCCGTCCCTGCGTAAAAACGTCACGGGACCGATGAAAGCGAACAACAAGTACTTGCCATGCCCCGGTGATTTTCTTGCGTCTTACTCGCTGGCGGTTATTGAGGCATACGGCACGGCAAACGAAACATACCACTACCTCTTGAACAAGGATGTGAATTACATCCGTGAGGCTTACCCCACCCCTGCTGACACAGGGCTTCCCCAGTACTACGCACTGTTTGGTCCTGCTACCAGCGGCAACGTCATTACAGATGAGCTGTCATTCATCTTTGGCCCCACGCCTGACTCAGCGTATACGCTGGAGTTGCATTATTACTATTACCCTGAGTCAATCACGGTAGCAGCAGATGGCAGGACGTGGTTGGGTGACAACTATGATCCGGTGTTGTTGTATGGTGCACTGCGGGAAGCTTATTTGTTCATGAAAGGTGAGACAGATTTGATTCAGAACGTCGAGGCTAAGTACAATGAAGCCATGGCGGAATTGAAGCGTTTGGGTGATGGTCTGGAGCGTCAGGATGCGTACCGCAGTGGACAAGTTAGGGTGCCGGTGACGTAATGACTATTCGCCAAGGATTGACAACAAGCTTCAAGCTTGACATGGTGAACGGACGGCAGAATGTCGCCTCTGATGCACTGAAGATAGCGCTGTACACAGCGTTTGCAGACATTAACGAGAATACAACAGTGTATTCTTCGGACAACGAGATTAGTGGTACAGGGTACACCGCTGGTGGGCAGGCACTGTCAAATGTGACAGTCAACTCAACCAGCAACGGGATAGTATATGTGAGCTTCTCAAACCCGGTGTGGGACCCTGCGCAGTTTACGGCACGTGGTGCTTTGATATACAACACGACAAGGAGTAACGCGTCAATTGCTGTGCTGGATTTTGGGTCTGACAAGACACAGGCAGGCAACAACACGTTTACTGTGACTTTACCCCCTGACACAGCGTCCAGTGCGCTGATACGTATTAACTAAGGAGTAATCATGAGCATTGAAACTTCTAAAACAAGTGAAACCGTGGGCGCTGCTGTTGAGCGCAAAACGGGCTTTGCTGAAGGCGCGTCTGGCGGTGGTGTGTTTACCGTGACTTGCTTTGACAGCAACGGCAATGAAAAGTGGGTTGAGATTGCGCCTAACCTTGTGGTCAACACAGGTCTGCAGGACATGAATACCAAGTTCTTTTCAGGCTCCGCCTATACCGCTGCTTGGTATCTGGGTCTGGTCAACGGCACCTCGGCGTCAACTACTTTTTCTGGTGGCGACACGTTGGCTACACACGCAGGTTGGACGGAAAACTCAAGCTACACCGGCAACCGCAAAGCTGTTACGTTTGGCGCAGCTACGCTGGCTGATCCGTCTAATATCAACAACGCATCGTCTGCTGCTTCGTTCACTATGAACGCTAACGCGACTATTGCAGGCGCGTTTTTGACCAATGTAGCTACAGGTACAACTGGTTTGTTGTTTTCGGTGTCTGACTTCCAATCGCCGGGCGACCGTACTGTGGTCAGTGGCGACGTGTTGAACATCACGTACTCGTTCAACCTTGACGCAGCGTAATAGGAGCTAATCATGGCGGCATTTCAAAAAGGTCAGGCTGTTCGCGTAAACGCTACTATTCCTCAAGGTCCCGTACAAAAGATGCGTATGGATGAGGACGGGGTTGTCTGGTATCTGATTGAATGGTCAGATGGTACTGTTACGCAAGAACGCTGGTTTGCTGAGCACGAGCTTGTCTCTGCGGAGTAATGAGTGGCTATTGTCGATGGCGGCTACAGCAGCGGCACATGGGGCGAAGCAGGGTGGGGCTGTTCGGTTTACTACCCGCTAGTCTCCAATGGCGGCTGGGGTAACGGTCCATGGGGCAGTGATGGTTGGGGGCTTGGCAATGGTGGTTTAGTTGTTGCGTCCGAAGAATACAACACCGCTGCGCCCATAATAGCTACCATCATTGAAACAGTAGTTGCATCAGATGAACTGACAACAGCGCTGCCTCAACTGGGAACGGTAAGTGAAACTGTTACTGCTACTGATGTTGTATCTGGTGCTCTTACCCTGCCCGTATCTGTACTTGAAACGGCAAATGTCAGTGAAACAGTAGCAGGCGCAGTAGTACTAGTTGGTACAGTTAATGAAACAGCAAATGGTAGTGAAACTGTATCAAGCTTGTTTATTGTCAACGGACAAGTAACAGAGACGTTAACTACAACAGACAGCTTGACCACGCAGGTGGTTTTGGGCACTGCGGTAAGTGAGACGGCAACAGGTAGCGACGAAGCAAGTGCAACACCGCAGTATCCGGGCAACGTCAGTGAAACGGCAACAGGCAGTGACACGGTAGCAGGCGCACCTGCTTATGTGGCAAATGTGGCAGAGACTGTCACGGCGTCTGAAGCGCTTACAAGCGCGTTTGGTGTACCGGCGTTTGTAACAGAAAGCGCTAATGTAAGTATTGCAGTGTCTGGATTGGTGGTGCTGCAGACGTTGATTGAAGAAGCAATTGCCGCGGCAGAAACAGCAGCAGCGTTGGCTGAATTCCAAGCCGCCGTAGCCGAAGATGCAACAGGCAGCGATTTGTTAGATGTAACAGGCACAATACGAATTAGCATTGCTGAGAGTGTAACGGCGTCGGATACTACATCGCGGCGGCTGCAGTGGGAGTTGATTGATACAGGCGTAACCGAGGATTGGTCGCTGATTAACACTAATGAGTAAGGAAGAACCATGGCAAGTACATATTCCGCGCTAAAGATCGAGCTGATCGGCACCGGCGATCAGGCGGGTACGTGGGGTGCCACTACAAACGTCAACCTCGGCACAGCTCTTGAAGAAGCTATCACTGGTTCTGCCAACGTCACGTTTGCAAGCTCGAACACGGCGATTGCACTAACGGACACAAACGCCACACAGACCGCACGTAACCTGCGGCTTAATCTGGTAGGCACAATCACAAATCAGCAGACGCTGTTCATCCCGGCGATAGAGAAGCAGTACATTGTCACGAATGGCCTGTCAAACTCGGTAGTCATCTCGAACGGAAGCAACGCTACTCCAACGGGTACGACTGTCACGGTTCCTGCTGGTAAGTCAATGCTACTGTTTAATGATGGTTCAAACGTGGCAGACGTCATCACGCAGCTTGTATCGTTGGCGCTGACAAACCCGCTAGGCATCGCAAGCGGCGGCACAGGCTTGGCTACAATTGGTTCAAACGGTACTGTGCTGACCTCTAACGGCACTGTGGCTTCATGGCAAACGCCTGCTGCTGGTGGTATCACTACAGGCAAATCTATCGCGATGGCGATGATCTTCGGCTTCTGAGGAGTATATAAATGGCAAATCCCAATATCGTTAACGTCACGCAGATTTACGGTCAGACCACATACCTGACACCTGCAAACACGGCAAGCTTTGTGTTAGTGACAAACACAGTTAACTCTGGCAACGTATTCAAGCTTGACCAGATTGTTGCTGCTAACCAGACAAACACGGCGGCGAACGTGACTGTTTCTCTCTTTACCAGCGGCAACGTAGTGGCAGGTAACGCTGTTGTGACTAGTAGCAGCAATGCGTTCCCGATCGCGTCAAACATTTCTGTTCCTGCTTTCGCTTCTTTGATCGTCATGGACAAGACAACGGCTACTTACCTGTTGGAAGACAAAGCTATTGTTGTGTCCAGCGGCACAAACAGCGCAATCACTTTCTCAGTCAGCTACGAACAGATCAGCTCGTAAGGGTAGAACATGGCACTTCACGGGTATCCCGGCAACATTATCAGCGCGAGTTCTCCGCTGTATACGCCCGGCTTTGCTTCGGGTATCTGGAATCTTGGCTCATGGCCTAGAGGGGTAACTGTTGTCCAGACATTCCTTGCGTCCGGTTACTGGACTGCTCCTGCTGGCGTGACTGCTGTTGATTATCTTGTGGTTGCTGGAGGTGGTGGCGGTGGCGGTGGTCAAGGTACTGGCGGTGGCGGTGGTGCCGGTGGATTTAGAACAGGAACAGCTTTTCCTGTAACACCGGGGGCAACTTATGCAATTACAGTTGGAGCTGCTGGTTCTGCTGCGACTAACGCGATTGGCGGAACTGGTGGTAATTCTATATTTTCAACAATAACTTCAAATGGTGGTGGCGGCGGTGGTGGTGGTTCTGCTCCATCAACAATTGGCGCTTCTGGTGGTTCTGGTGGAGGTGGTGGAGAAGTTGGCAATGCTTCTTATGCGGGGGGTAATGGTAATACGCCAGCTACGTCTCCTTCACAGGGTAATGGTGGCGGTGCGTCATTAGCTAACGGGCCTACACAAATTCGTGGCGGTGGCGGTGGCGGAGCCGGTGCAAATGGAGCAACAGGAACTGCGTCTGGGAACGGCGGAAATGGAACTGCTTCTACACTAAGTGGTGCATCTGTAAACTATGCGGGTGGTGGTGGCGGTGGTGCTTATTATTCTGGGGTTGCTGGACTTGGTGGCACTGGCGGCGGCGGCAACGGAGTAGGTGGTGGTGGCGCTACAGGAACTGGGTCAGCGGGAATAGCAAATACTGGAGGTGGCGGTGGAGGTACTCACACTTCATCAAATACTTCATTTGCAGGCGGCTCTGGCATTGTCATTATCCGTTACATAGCTCCAGCTCAGGCCGTATATACATTTACTTCCACGCAGGCGTTCCTGATTCCTAACGGTGTGAACAAGGTTGACTATCTTGTTGTAGGCGGCGGCGGTGGCGGAGCTGGTGGCGGTGGTGGTGCCGGAGGATTTTTGAATGGCGCTGGTTTACCTGTTGTAAGCGGAAGCACATATGTAGTTACTATTGGCGCAGGTGGAGCTGGTGGAGTGACATACGGAGGAAATGGAGGTAACTCCACATTTAGCACAATCACATCCAACGGTGGTGGCGGCGGTGGTGGTTATCCTAACAATGGCCTGCCCGGAGGTTCTGGTGGTGGTGGTGCTGCAAACGCTCCAAATAATGTTGTCGGAGGCGCAGGAAATACACCATCCACAACACCATCACAAGGAAATAATGGAGGAGCTAGTGCATCTGCTCAGGGAGGCGGAGGTGGAGGTGGGGCATCTCAAACAGGATTTTCTTGTTCAGCCGGTGTTGGCGGGAATGGTGGGAATGGATCTGCATCTATTATTTCTGGCGCATCTATAACTTATGCCGGTGGCGGTGGTGGCGGAGGACAATCTGGTCAAGGCAGTGGTGGAAGTGGTGGAGGTGGCGGTGGTGGAGGTCCACCAACTGCTGGAACTGCAAATACTGGTGGCGGTGGCGGAGGAACATATACATCGCCATCTGGAGCCGCTGGCGGTTCAGGAATAGTTATTTTGGTATGCAGACCATAAGGTAGAACATGAGTGATTATCCCGGCAGAATAATGACGAAAAGCCCGCTGTTGCCGAGCACGACTCAGGCATCGGGCATCTGGACGCTACAGCAGGCGCTGCAAGCTATTAAAGCAGGCGTGTGGCCCGGCATACCTACGAACACTGTAGTCCTGTCCTTTACTTCTTCTGGCTCGTGGACATGCCCGGATGGTGTGTCGCAGGTGGATTACCTTGTAGTGGCTGGTGGTGGCGGTGGCGGATTTAGACGAGGAGGCGGTGGTGGAGCAGGGGGATTTTTAACAGGCTCAGGGTTTCCAGTTATCCCCGGCACAACATACACAATTACCGTTGGTGCTGGAGGTAGTGGCGGTTCTTCTTCGCCAGTAATGGGAAGCAATGGAACAAATTCTATATTTTCAACAATAACATCTAATGGCGGCGGTGGTGGTGCCGGAGCCTCCGGTTCCGATCCTGCTACGGCTGGAAGAAATGGTGGTTCTGGCGGTGGCGGAGTAACTGATGGTGTTTCTGCGTCTGCTGCTGGCGCTGGCGGTGTTGGTAATACGCCAGCTACTACACCGTCACAAGGAAATAATGGAAGTGCAAGCTCAACATCTGCCCCAAATTATGGCGGCGGAGGTGGTGGAGGTGCTTCTGCTGCGGCTGGCCCATCATCTGGAAGCACAGGAGGGAATGGTGGTAATGGAACCGCATCAACGATATCGGGCGCATCAGTAACTTATGCTGGTGGCGGTGGCGGTGGGGCATATGGTGGTACTGCTGGCATAGGTGGTACTGGTGGTGGCGGCAACGGAACAAATACTAACTCAACAGGTGGCAACGGTGGCGTAAATACAGGCGGCGGGGCTGGAGCCGGAGGAGCAACCGGAACACCTGCTGTTGCTGGAAATGGCGGATCAGGCGGCTCTGGCATTGTCAT